TGAAATACGTTTACAAGGTTTCTTTTCTTTATGAAACTGAATGCAAAAACGCCACTTCTTGAAGTAATTCCTCAAGCCAGTGGCGTCGTTTTTATATCGGTCTAAATCATCCCATACTTTTGAAGGAATGAATTTGGCTCTGAACGGTCTTTCTAAAAACCCAAGAAATTCGATAAAGTCGAAATTAAGTTTTTGAATATAGTTCATTGCCCTTGTTTTACACTTTTAGATTCTCCTCTAAAAATGCTATGACCTTCCCTTGTTCTTCTAAGTTAGTATTAGGAAATTCAGTGATGTATGACATCAAGTCAAAATTTGACAACAGATTATTATATTTAGTTTCCCTCCCTCTTAGGAACTGCTCGGACTGGTCGGAACCCCTATCTTTATATCGTTGTTCTAGAACCTGTTTCGGAGCATTTAGGAACACAATTTTAAGATCGGTATTGGGTAATCCCATAGCGAATTCTAGGAAGGATTGATTAAAGATCCGATCTCCCTCAAAAAGGATATTACAGTTATGACTAGCGATCCATTCCTGGACGGCAGGTTGGACTGCCATAGATAGACGGTCTGTCCCAGCGAACACCTCACCCTCTTCATACTTACCGAGGATATATAAATCACGCTCAGTGTTATACATAGCGGACACTAACTTAGCTGGTTCAATTGGTTGGAATACTTTGTTTTCCATATACTTACGAAACAAAGTAGTTTTACCTGTTCCTGGGCTCCCACCAACTGCAATAATTTTACGTGTTTTCATAGGGTTACTCTTTTTATAAATTGAAATCTCTTCTTTAGAAATATTAACTTTATCAATAAACATTTTTATCTTTCAATAACAACTTCATTTCTTCATCAGTGAATACCCACACACGACCAATAAAATGATTGACGTCAGTATCAACGTCATGTTTTTTAGTATAGGTAATCTTCTGAGCAATATCACGTGCTAGATTCTTGGCAATGTTCTCTTTGATTTCTTTAGCGAAATCTGGAGCAACTTCAGCCAACTTCATAAGTTCTTGAGCAGTAACTTTATGATCAATGACAAACCTATTCATTGAGTATGCGTCCAAGATGGATTCAATATCTCGTTCTGTTGTAACATTTGTAACATTAACAGCGTTAGCCATAACACCAATACTTGCCAGAGGAGCAATACCTCCATTAGAAACAGTCAGCGTATTTAAAACGTCATCAGGGTTCATATAAAATTCTCCAGTCCGATTAAAGGCATATCTTCATCTTCAAACATCCACTCAAGGTTATCTATTTTACCTGTATTTAAAAAGAAAGTAAACTTTTCTTTATCAATTCCTTTTTTGTTATCTAGACGCAAGTCAATAGTTTCATTTCTTGCATCCCACATAACATCCCAGTCAATACCATACCAACCATCTTTTTCGCACTGCATAATTTCTTCAGCTTGACGGTCTAGATAATAACCAAGATAGCGACCATGCTTTGCTCTAAAGATTTTCTTAAAAGAACATAAACATGTTTCCATAGTGAAGAAATCAATTTGATCTTTTAGTCTGGGAAAGCGGTCTTGCGTCTCTTCAAGAATGGAGCTTGCTTCTCGCTCAAGATCCAGATACTCTCCTGCAGTAAGTTTTCGATCCACATCGTCTTCACGTCCCAAGGCATACAATAAGCCATTACGATGAGAACGGGAACCATCATAATCACTAAGCATGAGAGAAGTAGGAACGATGTGAATACCAGCAGTATGGCGAAGATGCTGTAAATAAAACCAAGTGGAGTAACGACCAAATTTATGCAAGCCACCTTTAATGCTTTCCCACAAATTTTCAAAGTTTCTCTCTTCAGTGTCTCCATAATAACTCTCCAATCTTTCACGTTGCGTTGTATTGCCAATGAACTGTTGATAAGATGCGAACATGGCTGGCAAATGACCCTTGTTCCATTTTGTATCGGTTTGATAACGTAGACGTTTGTAGTTAGCAGTATTCCATTGCTCCATACGATCTACAGTAGCCAACTCAAAGTCAGGGAATTCATTCATTAGAATCCAAGCAGTTGGAAGATAGTATGTGTTACCATATAGCCATGCTAACCACAAACGCTGTTCATCATTGTGTTCATATCGTTTGTTAAGATAGTTCGTTGCCCATACAGCTGGATCGCAGTCGTCATACTGAAGCGACCATGCGTACCAGCGTATGAATGCTTCACGACGATTTTGTTGTAGTCTGTAATCCATTGAAAGGGTCTAATAATTTAATTTGTAGGTTTACTTTAGGGTGTAAGCGTTTCTTAGCTTCATTTAATTTATCAAGATATTCAGAGCCACGACGATAGTCATCCATACTTCTGTATGAAATAACCATGATAGAATCCCAACAATCTTGCCCCAAACCACCCATCTTGTTCATGATACCACCAATCCCCGAGTTATAACAACCGCTGATCGATGCACTAATAATAGCTTTTCCTGGATTTTTAGTTTCTAAATCAAGAACAATTGATTTTAATTCATCATCTGAATATACCTTAAAGTTATTATTCTTAATTTGTTCCCATGTTTCTAAGTGCTCTTTGACAGTTTTAATTGTAGCAGCAATTTGCTTTGCTGTCCAAAATTCTCCATATCCATCTTTAAATGCTTCTTTAAAATCTTCAGTGCCAATTTCAAGTTCTGGGTGGGTATCAGTAAAGTCAATAATTGCTTTTCGCAAATCTTTTTTAGAATTTGGTTTCTTAATCTTTTTTGAGTGGTTCATTGCATAACCAAACCACTTCATATTACATAATTTATCTTTGAACTCGCTACTGTTAATATATACGGCAGGAACTTCTTTCCACTTAACTTTATGCGCTGCACCAATTGTATTATTTCCATCTACAATTTTATTTGTACCATCTGGAAACACGACAATAATTATTGGAGAGATCTGTTCTCGAGCATCGGCTGGATCATCAAGCATGCGCTCAGCAATATCTTCCATATGCTCAAGTTCTTCTAAGTTTTCTCGAACTTGAATACGTTCTAATTTGTAGATTTTTTTTACAGATTGTCTAGGATGGACAGCATATTTACCATTATCAATATTTGATTTTAGTAAACGCATATCTTCTTTATCAACCTTTGAAACCTTTGTAGTTGGTTTTGGGTTAATACCATTGATCCAGTCTAGACCAACTTGTTTAATTTCTTCAGTCAAGTTAGAAAAGTCTTTAACGCATCCAACTCCACCACCAACCGAACGATTATAAAATTTTGGATTTTTAATGGCATCAACATGTTTGAGAAGAAAGTTCTCAAGTGTGATAGCCACCGATTGGTCACCTTTATAGAGAATGTGTTGTTCTAATCGACCATATTCCCAAGCCTCATTTGCATCGACATCTTCGGTTGAAAAGATATATCCATCATCTACCTCCGTGGTCTTGTGATAACCGATATACATTTTACCGTTATCAATATTTCTCCAACCATAGGTAATTCCTGAATACATAATAACTCCAGTTTCAATTCTATAATATATTATACCCTATTCTTGAATAAAAGTAAACCCCTCAAAACCCTTCTAGATTAAGGGGTTTCTGGCTAGTTGCAAGATCAAATATCTCTACGCAACCACCTTTACCTTTTCTATGAATAGCGTTATTGATTATCTGGTCAGTATAATCATAATCACCTTCTTCGAAAGTGTCTCCGTCAATTCTAAAAATACTTAACTGACAACCTGATTTCTGTTTCCCCCAAAACTTGAAACCAACCTTAGTATAGAAGCCAACTGATTCTGGTTCTGATGACACTCTGAAATACTTGGCACCTTTTTTCTTAGCGAGGCGGAGTGAATCCTGGCATAGAATTTTTGCCGCACCTTGCCCTCTGTGTTTAGCGAATGTGTGTAGTAGTTGCAGGTTAGCAACATAAGGTGCACGCTTAGAAATAGTTGTGATGATTGCAGCCATTAACTCACCGTCAATAGAGTAAGCACCCCAGCAGTCATTCCACTGGTCTTGCATATCTGCTTTTGCTACGAAAGTCTTGGCAAAGTTATCAGCTTTCTCGCTAGAGATTGCTTTGATAAATTCATCACGTGAACACTTAGACAACTTCAACTAGAGTTCTCACTTTCTCACCACGATCTTCTGGGTGTTTAGTTTTCCCCCAGCCGATGAATTGTAATAGATCCCATTGCATTGGTGGGAACTTATAATTATTTTCAGAGATAAGTTCAGCAACGGTTGGTCCATCGTTCAATGCTGCATCAAGGAAGTCCTCAACAAAACGGAAACATGATTCAAGTTCAGTTCTGTCCATTGTACCACGAAACAATCGGAACTCAACTGTATCAATATGTTTCAAAGCATACATGTTAATAGCAAAACGGAATGGGCGACCCATTGATACTCCATCTTTACCTGCTGCATGCATCTTAATGAATGAATCAAAGTCAGTTGCTTTATTGATAATGTTATCGCTCATATAATCAGGCATTGGACGACCACCATCAAACTTCAGATACATCTTAGCACCTTTAGCACCCTTCATTTGGTTGTGCTCAAAGAAACCATAAACGTGCTCAATAGCAGTTGCTTGATTCTCTTTAATATACTTGGTAAGTTTCTTCAACCCAGCAATGTCATCACGGAGTCCAGGGATTCTACAATGAATATGAGTATGAGCAGTAACTCCAACAGTGGGCGAATGACCCACCGCATCGAAGAGAGATTTAAGTTCAAAGTAACGATCGACTTGATCTTGCCAAGTTCTAGATGGCTTTGTGTTGATTTCTCCACCGAACGGAGGAGTTTCTCCCAATGGGTCAGCGCAGACATATTTGTATGGATCCCTCAAATTAATAATATCACGTTCAGAGTATTCCCATGAACCTAAGTTGTCTGGAATTGAAAAAGAGCGAGGCACATCACCCCACTCTATCTCCATACCATATGTAAAATCAGTTTTCTTGTACATGTTGTAGATCCAAATTTCCAGTTATAACTCTTTCAACCATCATAGCCAAGTCAGAGTCAAAAGTAAAGTATGTGTCCATGTTAACTTCAATTGTATGTCCTTGAACGTTTGCACGTTCAATAATATCTTTGGTGGAAGTAACTATAACACCATTATCAAAAGTAGTCAAGTATTGCGGTCTTTTACCATTTCTGAAAACTTTAAGGGTTTTATCTCTTGACAACACGCACACTGATAGTGATGCGTCTTTCCATCGTTCGAGGGGAGATACATTTTCTTCAATCGTGTGAAGAAGTAGTTCGGTATCATTTTTAGTTTCGCAATCATATCCATATAATTCCTTCCAGCGTTCAGGCAACTCTTGAGTAATAACACCATTATGAACAACAGATGTATTCTTA